ATCAATTCTGCCTCATGTAAGATCCCGGATCAGGCGACTGTTAACGCCTCAGCTACACGCTGCCTTGTGAACATCTACAGAACCGCAAGGTCACCGGGTTATTGTTTATTCGATCTTTGCTACAGGTCCGCAATGCCCGCCAAATTCCGCGTGCTTGCGTATGTCGAATTCCTCGTCTGATTCCAGCGTGTCAAACAACATATTGTCGTTTTTTCTCTCATCTGAGTATTCTGCCAAGTTCTTTTCGGCTTGTGAAAAATATTCGGGCTTCAGCTCGCATCCAATACCACGCCGGCCAAGACTTACCGCCCCGTATATTTCTGATCCGACTCCCATAAAAGGAGACAACACTACCTCGTCCGCGTTACTCCATAGAGTCACAGCCCTGTCGACTACATCAAGCTGCAAAGGATGCTGATGCCGCTCATCCTTTTCGCCACGGGATTCGTCGTACGGCAAAACGCGATCTAGCCGGATGTCATCCCAGAAACAGCTAGCGTAATTACGCCATATCCAATGTGAGTATCGATTTTTGATCTGGTTTCCATCGAATCCGCGTAGTGACTTTATGTCCGCTGGCATCTCGCGCGATCCAGCATATTCCAAAAGACCTGCCGGATGCGTGACAGGTATTTTATTCTCGCCCTTTTTGCGGAACGGAATCAGATAATCCCCAGCAGCGATATTGGTCTTTGTCGAGTCTTCGACTATTTGACGGTGTGCCAATGCCTTACTCATCGTGCGATTGCGGACCGCTAGCGGTTCTTTCCAGATGCAAATTCTAGGCAGGTATTCAAATCCAAACTTAGCGTGAGTCCGAATGATGTGTCCAGGGAAGTCCGAGTACCCGCAGATATTCGCACCCTGCTTCGGTACATCCATGCAATGCACCGCCGTTATTCGACCTGGCAAGGTAACTCGACCGATCTGCTCAACGATAAACTCGTAATGCTCGAAGAATTCCTTGTACGTTCTGGCGTTCGATAAGTCGCGGAGACTTGAGGAATAGTTGTATAGAGCACCTCCATTCTCGGTAGCAAATGGAGGTGAGTACACTGACAGATGAACGCTACTATCAGGCAGTGACTGGAGTACCTCCGCAGAATCGCCGTTGTAGATCGCGTACCTATCCGTCTTCACTTGTCGGGTCACAGCCATTCCGGTAACTCCTCTTTTTGGTCAAAGGTATCCATCGACATTAAATGCAATGCGTTGTGCATGTGATTGACGATCGATGAAAACATCGTTTCAGCCTGGCTCGCCTTACGTTTCAGCGAATCCAATATTCCACACTCGCCCTCGTTTACTATCGTAGTGGCGTTAACTTCGCTCTCTTGCCCGAATCGATAACACCGCCGAATTGATTGGTAGTACTGCTCGTAGGAATGGCTCGGAAATGAAACGATGTCGCTACAATGCTGCCAGTTAAGCCCCCATGCGCCAATCTTGGGCTTGGTTACTAATCTATCTATCTGGCCTGTCGAGAACGCTGTGAGGATTTCTTCTTTCTCTTCATCCTGCATCGATCCCGTGACTTGTTTCGCTCCGTCGACAACTTCCGTCAGTCGCTTGCTCTCATCGTTGAGTTCACACCAGCACACTACAGGTCCATCAACGCCGTTAGCAATCTCCGCCGCTTTGTCGCAACGTTCCGAAATGCTATTACGCCTCTCCGCCCGCTGTTCGTTGAGCGTCTTTCCGGGCATCGAAAAGAGCATACCCGGCCGAGTCTTTTCGCAGTCGACCACGAATTCTCTCTCAATCAACTTAGGCAGAATGTACCCATCGTCAGAAAACCCTAAGTCGCTCGGTCGTCTCATCGATCGAGCCCATGAGCAAACCCAATTCCAGAACGGCTCTTCCGCATGCCCCCTGAATCGGTACTTAGTTCGCCCCCATCCCAAATGATCCTTAGACGTTTCCTGCTTAAAAAACGTAGTGATCATGTCGCGGAATCCAAGTAGGCCTAATGCCTCGGATGATGTCCCTAGCTCCCAGTAATCATTAGGGGCTGCGGTCGCAGTGCAAAGCAATCGGAATGGAATCAGCCTCAGGAACTCGACTACGGCATCCTTCCGCTTACTCTTGAAATCCTTAATGCAACTGGATTCGTCGCAGACAACAGAGCAGAAGTCCACACTGCTGAACTTATGAAGTTGCTCGTAATTGGCGACAACAATAGTCGCCCCCGATGGCATCTCGCCTCCTCTCGAACGCACGGCATCGATCCCAAACTTATTTGCCTCTCTGACTGTCTGAGCCCCAACGGAAAGCGGAGTCAGTATCAGAGCGGACTTATTTGTCGATCGGACAAAATGATTCGCCCAAGCTAGCTGCATCGCCGTTTTGCCTAGACCGCAATCGGCAAAGATCGCTGACCGCCCCATCTCAATCGACCACGAAACTAGTTGACGCTGGAACGGAAACAAAAAATCAGGCATGTCTTCGATTCCAACCACGTCGCCTAATCGCTCGTCGTACTGTGCTTTTCTGGCTATGAAGCCGTCGTACTCGTCGTTCATCGCTTAACCCTCCATCCACCGTCGCCCAATTCATACGCTGGCAAACGCAACGCTCGCCGAACGTCGAACGCATCGAACCGGTTGCCACTCAGTGCAGATACGGTATTCGCAATCGCCTTGCATGATCGCGGGTACTGTTCCGATTCGATCAACGCGATAGCCCGCTGAATAAATTCGTGCATCATGATTCCAACCACATAGCAAATAGAAAACCAAGCCAGCCACCACCGCTGAACACCGCGATACCCAGCCAAACCGCAAACGCATTCCACCGAATCGGCTCGTATCGCTCGATCGGTGTTTCGTCGTTGTGCCAATCGGGCGTTTCGTTTTTTGTCGTCATGACGTACACCTTGATTGGCTCATATGTCGCCCACATCCTTGATTGTTCGGTGTGGCGATGTGCTCACCACCTTCTGCTCGACGCCGGAAGCATCTGGCCTCTTGCTCGTGCAACGCTTGCATATTCGATTCGCTGCACTCGTCGAGCGAAACACCTTGCGGCAACGCAGGCATGTCCGATCTGATTCGGCGTTCCGATCATCCATTGGTTACTCGCCGTAACCGGAACCGGAACCGGAACCGGAACCGGAACCGTAACCGTAACCGGAACCGTAACCGTAACCGGAACCGGAACCGTAACCGGAACCGTAACCGTCATCGTAACCGTAACCGGAACCGGAACCGTAACCGTCACCGTAACCGGAACCGGAACCGTAACCGGAACCGTAACCGTCACCGTCACCGTCACCGTCACCGGAACCGTAACCGTAACCGTAACCGTAACCGTCACCGTCACCGGAACCGGAACCGTAACCGTAACCGTAACCGTCACCGTCACCGCCGATGGCATGTGCGGCCAATTGAATGAACTCTTCTGTCGGCCAATCTGCCGCTAACCCGGAAATCAACCCAGTCGATTCAACCCACTCAAGTACGCCATCGGTGCACGCAATATCAAGCACATCAACGACTGTCACCGTTTCCTGGTAATGCGGCCATACCATCAGGCTAGCCTCCATTTTTCGGCAGCTTCCGCCGTCACCTCGAACACTGCCGTCACCTTTCGCACCTCAATATCCGCTGGTGCCGATATCTTGCTCGATTCCGTTGGGCCTGTCTCCGCTAATTCCATGACTCCCCGCGTCGTGCCGAATCGGATCGCCATTTTCGCGCCCGTCAAATGAATCGCGTCACCGCTCGTATCCTCCGCGAATCCAAAAAACACGCCGCGATGCTCGGTACAGACAATCACTGGTCGTTTATCTCTCATCTCGATATCCCCGTTAGGTTAAGTTGATACGTAGCATTATTCGGTGGGGCGGTAATCAAATAGCCAGCTTGGCGATGCCATTCTGCGTTGACGGCCAAACGGAATCGCTCGACGCCCACGGCCCCCTGCCTATCGGCAATGACCCTTGCCGCCTGGGCCATTCGGCATCCCCGCATGACCCAGCTCTCCGTGGCGTATTGCACCAACCCTGTGGTTCCCATGTCCCTCAACTTCATC